GGGTCTGCTTCTGTAGATCTGGTTTTTCTCGTCCCACTCGCGGGAGTAGCCCCGAAGGTGCTCGATGCCGTCGTAGCACTTCTCCTGGTCAAACCAGGTGTATTGCAAGGTCTGGCGTGCGGCTTCGATGCCGTCCAGAACACTGAGCTCGGGCACAAGCTTGGGGATGATGCCGTTGGCGATAAAGGTCTCGATCATTGACTTGCCGGTCTGCAAGGACTTCGCGCGTGCATCGTGAGGCAGAAAAACATCTTTGACTTTGCCCAGAGACCGGATCCAGTCGATGTAATGGCCGATCGGTCTCGAGTCCGCTTCGTAGAAGTCGACCACGGCAATGCCGTTGGGTCTGTCTTGCCACACCCACCAGCTGCAGGAGTCCGTAAAACCCAAGTCGCCCACGACGTTCACCGGCATTTCGGGGTCGCGCTCCATGTAGGCGATGCGGCCTTCGTCCTGGGCTTTGTCCAGGTCCTTCGCGTAGAAGGCGCCAGGCACGGCCGCTGTGAAATCGCACTCGAATTCGACGCGGTAGCTGTCTTCGGTCATTGCCGCGCGGGCGTCGGCCAGTTCCTGCTCGTCCAGGATGCCTGTCTTGGAGGCCGGGAGCTCGAGCAAAAGGTGCGTCTTGGGGTTAAGCCGTGCCTCTTCGCGCATGTTCCAAAAAAAGTTGCGCCCAGCTGGAGTCCCCGCAAAGATGGCCCAGCCCTTTCTGTCTGAAAGTGCGGGGCGCAGCACTGAGTACCAGGTGCTAGGTCGAATCTGGCCGGTTTCGTCGAGCACCACGGCGTCGAGATACAAGCCGCGCATGCTGTCGGGGTTATCCGCGCCGCCCACGAAGATCGTGCTTTCATCGCCGCGTGCGTTGTGGATCGTGATCTTTAACTCAGTCTCGTTGGGCTTCTTGCTCTGGTATTCCTTGGTGAGGAGCTTTAAGTACTCCCACGCTACTTTCTTGGCTTGCTCCCTGAACGGAGCGAGGTAGGCGACTTGGGGGCGGGGGTGTGGGCAGTCGAGTGCCGTGATGACCAGGTCGACGCACATGCCGACGGTCTTGCCGGCTCGGCGGTGAGCCACGACCACTGCCCACCGCTTGTCGCGGTTATGTAGTGGAAGAAAGCAGCTTCGGGGGACATACTCTTTGAGGTTCAAGACTTCTTGCCCTCAAACTCGATGAGCATTTCGATCACATGCTTGGCTTTGTGCAGATCTGCAATGCCGCCCTTGTCGCGAAAGCGCGTGATGTACTTGATCGCCGTGTGCTGGCACGCGTCCAGGTTGTTGACCATGCTGTACTCCATCGGCTGGATCTTGAGCTTCTTGTAGTGATCGCCGCCGACCTGTGTGGCCAAGGCGCTCGCGGGCGGTGCCTCAAAGCCTGGGATGTTTGTTTGTGGGGTGCTGCGTAGCGTCTCTCGGATCTCTTCGATCATCCGAGTGCATGCGCCAGTGCATGGAGTTGACGGGTGGTTACATCCTGGGATTGCGCATGAGGTGGTCATTGTGTTGAGATTCCTGAAACACTTTTCTTGGGGTATTGGATACGGGGGGAGGGGGACCCAGTGCCAGCCCCGCCCCCCCACCTGCCGATCGAGGGGGGGTGGGGGTCAAAAGGCCGGAGCCCGAGGGCACGGGCACGGGCCGCACGCATGGCCAGGCACAAGGCCAGAGCTCGAGGCTTACTCACCTGCTCTCACCTGGTTGACGCCTGGCATGCCGCCGGCGATAGGTGCTTCGGATTGAAAATCCGTAGCCAGCCGCGCCGTTGCTTGCTCTCCGCTCGTTTGTGTAGCTGGTGTGATGTCAATGACATCGCCACCTATCTTTCGGCCGGCCAACCAGCCGAGGTCGACCTTGACTGCGCCGCCCCCTTCGCCGGTGATCTCGATGGGGATAACACGCGAGACAACGCCTGCGAATATCTTCCGGTCCTCAATGCCGCCCAGGGCACGCTCGACTAGCCAGCCCTTTAGCCCCTCTGGGTGGCACATGCCAGGCTGCACGGCCTCGAGCACGGCCTCGCGGATCGATCGCGTGACTTTGTTGGGCGTGCCTTTTGGCTTGCCTGCTGGGTTGCCGCTCTTCCCAGGCTTGAAAAGATGGTTGCCCTCCCTTTCCACGGTGCTTACGCCGTCTTGCATCGCTGTTCCATCCCTGAAATTTGCAGTTTTCTAATTTTCTTGCCCCATTGCACTTTCATCAACCTACGGGAAAAGCTCAGAAGATGTAGTCATCCACAGCAACCAGCAACGCCGAAGCTTTCCTCACTGCCTCATAAGCAAGCTCTTTGTTGGTCAGGTCGTACTCACCAGACGCGAGCATTCCCTGCATGACAAAGCAGGCTGCTCTATCAAGTCTCTCTTGGTACTCACGCTCATGTCTTGAATCATCTTCCATTGCTTGTGTCTGCTCTTTACTCATTTCCATGCTTTTCTCCTGAAGGGACATTGAAGGGACAAACTAGGGACAAAGAAGGGACAGCGGGGACAAAAAAGCGAAGGGACAAGGGACAATATCTTTAGTATTGTCCCGTCTGTCCCTTCATTTTGCTTTTTCATTTGTCCCCCACATGTCATCTGCAGGCATCCAAACACCCCTTGTGAAGCCTGCCTTGATGTAGCCAGCCTTAGCCAGGTCATCCTTAATTCTCTGCATTAACTTCTTCTTTGCCCCTTCCTTACCTTCAGGTGATGACTTCACCTGAAGGTAGCCGTACTCATCGCACTCGTCTTGCCATTCCCCAAACTTGGGGACATGCACCTTGCACATCTCGACCAGGACATCAAAGCAGGCCAATGCAGCCCTGGACAGCCCAGGAGCTGCTTGATTCACGATCTCGATGTCGGCATTAACCAAAGCACCTCCCTGGGCTCTACGCAGCCACAGGCTCTTCTTGGCGTCTGGAGGTAGATGATTTGCTTTGGTTACCGCGACTTGAACGTAGTAATGACGCTGGTCTACGTCCTCTAGCTTTGCCTTGCGGGCTTCGTCTGGTGTCATGGTGCGCATGGTGATCTCAGCTCTCACTGCGTCTGTGATCGCGCCACCGCCCCTTGAATTATGGCTATCGAGGTCTTCCTTGCTGCTGATGCCCTTGGCTGCGTGGCTGACCATGCCGCACGCAGCGCCTGTTAGCACGCCCAGATGGTCTGCAATCTGACCCAGGGCTCTTTGGTGTCCCTGGTTGAGCTCATCGCCCTGGGTGAGTGACAGGGCTGGGTCCAAGCCAATGAACTGCACATCGCCCAGCTCATTGATGTAATCGACCACGGCATCAAACAGGGCGCTTCGCCGTATCTCCTGTCCTTGCAGCTCGAGCATGTGAAAGAGCTCGCCGGCCAGGGGCAACGGGATCACGTTCTCGATGACCTTCTGGTACTCGTGCGGTGTGAGCTTGAGCTCCTGGGCCATGTAGTACAGCGTGCGGTGCAGGTCTTCCGATGTGTCTTCTGTCAGAAAGAGCACCGACTTGCCCTGCTTGCACACTTTCCAGTCCCAGGGCAGGCGACCAATGGCCGTAGCGATGGCCAAGTGGTACAGCATGCGTGACTTCGATGAACCGCCCAGGCCAGTGATCAAGAAACCACGGCCAGCCAGGACGCGGTCTTCAATCAAGAACTCAAGAGTCTTTGGCTTAGACATGAGCATCTTGCGCATGTCAGGACGCAAGGCCTTGAGCTTCTGCGCCCACTCATCGATCTGCTTTTGCTCTTGCTCTTGCTGCTTCTCCTGGCTCTTCTGAATGAGCGCCGAGTGGTCAACCTCAATGTGCGTCTGCTTGGCTCGGACCTCGGCGTGCTCAAGCTCTAGCGCTTGCATGAAGCTCTTTTGTGATCTGTCGCGGCAGTGGTCATGCAGGCAAGTGAAGTTGCCCATGTCAAAGCCGTTGAACTTGGGCAGCGTGTAGACGGTGGCCGTCTCACTTTCGCTCGGTCCCGAGTGCTCATCGGCGCAGGGGCAATGCACAGCAAAGCGCCCCCCGCCCAGGTCACGCTTAACCATGCTGCGTGCCAGCAGCTCACGCAGCACAGGGTCGGTGCTCGATATCTGCGCCAGGTTCTTGGCCGTGCTTGCGCCCTCAGGCTTGAGCTCAGGCGCCTCGGCCAGCATGGCGTCTACGTCGATCGGCTCACCCTCGAAGAAGTAATCGGTCGACGTAAACATCGGTGTAAAAAAAGGCTGTTCGCCGCGATACACACTCGCATCAAACTTGATGCCTTGTATATCGCGCTCAATCCTGGCTTGAACAGCCATGCACACACGGATCCTCTCTTCCCTGGTCATCTCTCTGGATGCCTCAAGGATGGCTCGCGCCCTGGGGGATTCTGGGGTGTGACTAGAGGTGGTGTAAG